TTCACTACAGAGAGCAAACCCATGAGCAAGCAACCATCTAGAGTTTGCTACATTCTCGTTTGCCCAGATAGTGCAGGGGTGATTGCGGAACGCTCCCTTCTCTGTAGCATAGGGGTTGCCGTCTTTCTTAGGCAATGTACCATAACCATGTCCCCACTTGTCTGAGGCGACTATAGAGAGCATCTGGCAGGTCTCCAGAGGCATCTTGACGATGTGCTTATCAGGTAAAACCTGAGCAGATTGCCAAGGTGATTCATCGGTAACAAAGATATTCATAACAAATGCGATATAGAGATCACTAGTAGGAATGTAATCATGATAACCACATCCCATGATTTTGTCCTTATGAAGTAAGGAATTGAAATACTATCACCCACCATCTGCAATAAGACACCAAGTGTTGTATTCATATGGAGGATAATAAAGTAGGCAATGATCACAAGACCACTGCCTAATACTCTCATAGGGACAATCATATTAATTAAAATTTAGCAGTTACACTAACAACCTTAGCGGTAGGATTTCTAGCAATAGCAGTTTGCTTTGCTTCTTCGTAGTTACGAGCAATGACCTGTTCCTTAAAGACGTTACCTGCTACAAAGAGGGTGACTTCACATTTCATAGTTGGTAAGGACGAGTTCCTTGCGAGACGCTTGATCTGTATTATAGCACCCCGTGGATCGCATGGTGTACGTATGTGCAAATTCAGCAGCTGTCCACTCCTTCTTGAAGCGGTCTCGGATCAGTTGCGATGAGTTGTATGACACAAGTTGATGAGAGATAAAGCGATCACAATCAGCAGCAAACTGGTCGTGGTCGAATCCCTTATGCATGCTTCCACGCTTACCATATAGATTGGATCCGATCTCATAGGGGGGATCGAGATAGATGAAGGTTGACTTGCTGTCGCAAAATAGTTCTTCATAAGATAGATTAGTAATCTTCCACTTCTTAATCATCAAGGAGTAATCAGGAAGTTTATCAATACCTCGCATCGAGAAATTGCTATCTGACGCTTGCTTGCTAAAGGAACTGGATTCAGTAAGACCAGAAAAAGAGCACTTGTTAACAACGTAGAAAGCAACAGCACGAGATAGGTCAGATGTTGTATCCATATCTAATATGTCCTTAGCATCTAAAAACAATTCTTTTGCTAATACTGGTTCTGGATGGTTAGTTTTTAATCGTACTAACTTAGAATGAAGTTCGTCACTCTGGTCTTGAAGCACTCTCCAGAAATTGTAGAGTGGTCCGTAAAGATCGTTCACCCAAATGTCTAGGTGTGGATATCGCTTTCCAATTTCTAGTGCCACAGATCCACCACCCAAGAATGGTTCACGATACTCAGTGTAATCTTTCAGGTTTGGAATATACTGGAAGAGTTTACTCAGGGCACGACTTTTACCGCCAGGATATCTAAGTGGCGTCTTCAGTGATTTCAAAGTCTGGGGCATGGTATTTAAGGTATTCACGAAAGATCATTTTCATTTCACGCTCTGTCATTCCACAATGAACAGCAGCATGGGGTAAGTTCATTGTAGCATGAAACAATGCTTCATTTGCTTCCTTTACGTTTTCAGGTGTCGTCTTCTTCATCGATATTTTCAAAATCTTCTATTTGATTTGCAGATACTTCATGCTCTCCAGCAATAAGATACCAGTGGTGTCCTGCACGTTCACCAAGATACATCATCTCATCTTTAGGAAAAGCATTTTCTCGCATTGCTGCCTGTATTTTAAGATGAACTAGTTCTTCATGTGTAGGTACTTTCATCGAAACTCACACCCCATCATTATTTCAGTAAGACATGCCAAAAGATTTACTTCTTGATCAGCAACAAAAGCAATTTGATACTGATACTTAGCAAGGATCAATACAGCTTCAGGAATATACTTTGGTTTAATGTTTTCATACAAGATTGTATAAATTTTTCGCATGACAATATTTGGATCATTGTCAATATTTTCTATCACCCACTTACGAACAGTTGTAAACTCTTTGTTTTTCAAAGAAGTAATCAAATGATCTAAGTTGATGTCAGCGATGTCAACTAAAACATCAGTCTCAATCTTACCAGATGCAGAGTGACGTTGGGATTCATTAATTAGACGACGCCAGTCAGGATAGTAACGTTGAATTAGTTTAACAACAATCTTGTCTTCATATTCAATTTGATTCTCATCAAGAATATTTTTCAGACGATAGAAAAATTGCTCCTGCAATTTTGCTTCTTGATTTTTATTAATTCTAAAGTCAACAACTGTACATCTAGAATGCAATGGTTCGATGATCTTGTTCTGAAAGTTACAAGTAAAAATGAATCGACAATTACTATGAAACTCTTCAACAAAAGAACGCAAAGAGAGTTGCACATCATGAGTAGTATTATCTGCCTCATCGATAATGACAACCTTGTGTGATGCTCCACCTACTAGAGAAACGGTAGAAGCAAATGTCTTGACTTTATTGCGAACAGTGTCTATGAAACGTCCCTCGTCTGATCCGTTAATGAGGATGTAAGAGGCACCAATCTCATCACACAATGCTTTAGCAACAGTAGTCTTACCGACGCCTGCAGACCCAAGGAGAAGCAGATTAGGAATCTCTCCCTGCTCTACAAATCCTAAGAAAGGTTTCTTTAGGTTGTCGGGAAGAATACAATCATTGATCGTTTTAGGACGATACTGCTCTACCCAAAGAAACTTTTTACTCATCAAAACTCCAATGCAATGTAATAAACAAGATCTAGTCTAGTGTGACGCCACTCAGATACAAGATGCTTCGACACTTTAACATGATAATCTCCAGGTTGAAGACGAATGTGCTCAATTTTAAGAACTAGTTCATGATCTCCAGTTGTCTCTCCAGCAATTGTTTGACAATAATCATTACTAGTTTCGTTTTCGGAATCACGAAGATACAAACTAATTTGATCATTCTCAGATTTAAACACTAAGTCAGTAAGATTATAAATCGTTGCTGCTTTTCGCAATGACTCAATTTCATCCCAAGAGATATTAAAATCAATATCTGCTCCGGGGAACTTGATATTTTTTTCTGGAGCAGACTTCAATGTAATCTCAGGGTCTGAAAAGAAATACTTTGCAGAGCGTCCACGAGATCTGATAGTTACATAACTCTCATTTGCAAATTCCAGTACTGGATTTTGAAACAAAGAAAGACCAGAAAGAAATTGGTTTAAATCATAGATACCAAAAGTTTGAGGGAAAGTTTCTTCACAAGTAAATTCAGCAAGTGCATTCTCTCCAACACTAATAGTTTTTAATTGATTGCCACCACGAATAAGAATAGAACTATTGATTGTAGAATAGTTCTTTAGTACTTGCAAAGTTTGTTCAGATAAAATCACTTTATTCATTGAGGATAGGGTTCAGTGTTAGCAGACTTGTCGTTAAAGTGAAGTAGCAACAGTGCATAGTGTAGGATCTTAATGATATCACGACGGGCAGTGCCTTTACGATCGTAACGTGAAGCATACTTAAGGATGTTGCTACGGCAGAATGCCTCAGCGTCTCCACATGCTTCAATTAAATCTAACGTTTGAATGCTGTCGTTACCAGCAGAATAGTGTTGTCCATAAGTTCCAGAAATGTAATCACTCAGCTCTTTCAACAGAGCATCTTCATTGTATTTTTTCATTTGCTCCAAATATACTCAATATTACTATGATAGCATTCAAACACTGATCCGTCAATCGATTGCATGGTAAGTTTAATACCATCTCCATTTAAAATTTTACCTGAGCGGTGTTCGCAATCTTTTAGGATTGCGACATGCCCAATGTATCCATGAAACTTATCACTCATTGTAAGGTGCCTCGATGTGTACTGATGTGGATTCTTCCAAATCTACTTCAGCATCAAGTTTGCTATAGAGATCAAGAAAAATGATTTTGGTTTCTTCATCAAAACGATTAGTACAAACTTTAATTGCTTTGATACGATCATTCCAAATAGAATATGCACGAATAATGTGAGTTAAGCGGCGAGTAGAAATAACTTCATTAGTACCACCAACAGCAAAAGTCTTGCGAATAATGTCTGCCCAGTTAGCAAGTTTCTCACAGAACTCGCGATCTTCCAAACCAAGATCAAGAGAGATTCCCTCAAGAATTTTTTGCTCTACTTTAATACTTGGATACTCTTGCTCAAACGTCAACGCAAAGCGTTCCAAGAATGCCTCATTAAGAATATTTGTTCCAATAAAACGACCATCATCAGAACCTTTACCTTTAGTATTAGCAGTAGCGAAAATATTAAACCCGCTAGTAGGTTGAATATACTTGCCTGTCTTCTTCAAGAAGATACCTTTACCTTCAAGAATAGACTGGAGACACATAATTTTATTGGAAGCAAGGTCAACTTCATCTAGAAGCAACACAGCTCCGCGTTCCAAAGCCTCAACGACTGGTCCGTTGTGCCAAACAGTTTCGCCATTAACAAGACGAAAACCACCAATAAGATCATCCTCGTCAGTCTCAATGGTAATATTCACTCGAATAAGTTCTCTATTTAGAGAAGCACATGCCTGCTCAACAGACATGGTTTTACCATTACCAGACATACCAGTAATAAAAGTAGGATAGAAGATACGAGACTTGATGATCTTTTTTACGTCAACAAAATTTCCAAAAGGAATAAAAGTTTTATCTTTAGCGGGAGTAAGATTCTGAATAGGATCAGAAACAATATTTTCTTCTAGTTGCTGTCGTACTTCATTGATAGTAAGATTCCACTCACCACGTCCAGTCTTGTATGGTTCCATACGATTTACGATAGTTGCATAAGAAACACCTTGTGCATTTGCAGCAGCACGTAGAGCACTAGTGCCAACTTCAGTACCAAAATTATCTTCAATGTACTTGAAGAGTTGAATCATGTCGATGCGAGCGGAAAGAGGCATTTGATTTGTTTCGATGAATTAATTATAGGGCAGAGTGGGGGCAGACTCAGGGCAGAGTGGACAGTTATTTAACTGGTTATGCGATGGTATCGATGAAAGAGTTGAGGACTTTTTTATTAGAAGATTTTTTGGCAAGCATTTTCTTGAAAGCAGCTTTGACTTCAGACTTTGAAGAACCAGGAGCAACATCTAGTCCAGTATTGTTTTCATTAGAATTTTTAGTAGAGATAGCATATAGTGCATCATAGGCAATAGGATCAGGAAGGACAGCTGACTTATCTTTAGTCCACATTTTTTTAATAGTCGATAGACCTTCCATAGTTTGTTTACAGAAGAAGCGATAATAGGAAGTAAGACCATTACCATCAATCAATCTGATACCCATCACATTTACATCGGGATTATTCTCCTTCAAGTTTTGAATAAACAAGTTAGTAATTTCATACCACGAATAAAGATTATTATATGTACGTCCCAATTTACGATCACGAATAATAATTTTACTACCACAATCTACACGGCGTTGAGTCATTCTAGTAGAGTTACCATCATAAGAAATAACTTCAGATCCATAAACTGAAGGACCAGATTCTCCATCAGTAAGAATGCAAAGGTTAACTTTACTTACTTTAGCATATGCTTTAAACTCTGGAATGATGTTGTTGACAACCATAATTGCTTCGTTAAGAGGAGTGCCTGATAAAGACATTCCAATAGTTTGACGATATCCGCAGTAGTGTGTCATGCACATAACTTCACGAAAGATATTTAAACACTGAATTTCAAAGTTTTGTGCATTAGAACGAGAAGAAATAATATTCATCATTCGGAAAAATTGTTTACTAACAAATATTTCGTTTTTCTTAAGATACTCTTTGTCACTAATAAATTCACTCTCATAGATTGAGCGTTCTGCTTGCCACCACTCATTAGTAAAAGCATATACCTCAAATGGAATATTAACTTTCTTACAGAACATACAGAGTATAAGAAGTTGTTTGATAGTGGGAAGCATTGTAGATCCCATAGATCCAGACCAATCAAGACAGAAAAGCATTCCATGATTTTTACCTTCAGGAATAGTAGTTACTTTTTTAAATAAGTCTTCATTGTATTTGTAAGTATGAAGTTTGGAACAATCTAACACACCAGTTCTAGAAGTTTGTGAGCGAGAATAAGCATCTGCTGCTTTCTTGCATTCAAATTCTTTCACCAGATAATTTACTTCATTGACAATACTTTTTTTAAATTCATTGTACTGATTATCTGCGAAAGAATAATCTGCATCATCATCACGACAAGTAGCAATCCAATCATGAATAACTTCCCAGTCCGCAACATAATTTGAAGTTTTGAGGACAGGCATATCTATGTAAATAGTATTGCTTCCACTATAAGTATCATTCAATCCTTTTGTTGCTTTATCAAATGATTCTTGAGTACTTACATTGTCTGTTGATTGTGCATGTGTTCCACCAGGACATTCATCATCGGATGATGTATCACTTTCATTTTCTTTCTCACGTCTTTCTGCTTCTTCAACCATTTCTTCGTGAGTCATGGTTTCTCCTCCAGATTGCATATCATCCATGCTTTCTGTATTGGTAGACTCAGACTCAGAACCACCACCATCAGTTCCTGACAATGGAACATTAGCAAGTTTTTCTAATTGTTTTTGTTGCTCCTTAGAGAAGATCCAAATTTCAGTAGCAACAGCAACTGCTTCATCAAATGTTTCGATCTTCTCTACTTTTTCAACTAAGATTTTTTCTTGACTACTAAATGGTATTTCTACATCAACAATACCTAGTTTGAAATACAAATTAATACGATCGATTAAAGTATAAGTATCAAGATCTTCTCCAGCAATAGAAAAGAAATCACGATCATTCAATTCTTTATAACCAAAGAAAAAAGACTTACGTAGACCAGGATAACGACGCTTCATTAACTTTTCAACGCGAGCATCCTCAGTCACATTCACATAAGACATAGGACATTCAAAATCTCCCCAAGCTGGAGTGAACAACGCATGACCAACTTCATGTCCCACAAGAAGATCGTATACAATAGTAGAGGCACGATCCCACTTAGGTAAGATTAGAACACGTTCATCAACATTGAAAGAAGCTGTGGAGCAGTTCTTATGCTCTACTACAAGATTCTCTGTAGCAAGCAACTTAGCAAGACTTCCTTTGATTTCTTGTGTCTTGGTAAGCATAATTTTTTCTCTGTTCCCACTAGTATACAATAAAAAAGGGGACCCGCAAGTCCCCCTATGCCACTTCTAATATTGGAACGCAGAGTCTTGTATACCTATATCTCCTTTGGGCATAATATTAAATGCTAATGCATACCTAGTATTATTTGATTTATTTTTAAGAACTTTATGCCTCAAGTCACTTGGAAATAATACAAGCATATTTGACAAAGGATATATATCCCAATTGTAAGAATTAAAAAAATTATAATGTAGAGTAGGAGAAAATACCATATCATGTTCTCCTTTATAAAATCTTATCGCAGAAGTATTAGGATCATAATCTCCAAAATAAAGTACCCCACTAATCCAAGAGTTGTTATGTGTATGAATTTCACATTGACCATTGTGCTCAGTTCTAGTAAACCAAGATGTGGTGAATTGAATATCACATCTATAACCTAATGTGTTAACAACATACCCATGGCATATCTGTTTTAATTTATCATGAAGATCTTGATCCATTGATAAAATATTTTTTTTAATTGATACCGCACCATAAGATCCAGAGTCTTCATCGTCTTCTATCCATTCAACCTTCCCACTAAGTTCTATAAGTTTTTTAGAAATGTCTTCTGAGACATAATTTATAGATAATGCTTTAGCAAAAAGAGGATAGATCTCCCACCCAGTATTAGTTTTAAGTGTTGGGTAATCCATTATTCTCCAAAAGATTCTCGTACAACAGAATAATTCTTGACTTTTTCTACATTGAGAGTTCTATCATACTTGTCATTAAGTTGTTCTTTATGAGAGATTACATAGATGGAAACACTATCATCAAAGTTTCTAAGGATCCAACCAAGATCACTACCACCTTGCTGATCTAAAGAACCATCAAAAATCTCATCTAGTATGAGGAGGTTAGTATCCACACTATTCTTAAGTTTAGCAATAGAGCGCCAAGTAAGCAACAGAGCAATATCGATACGAGCTTTCTCTCCTTCACTGAAGGAGGCATAAGAGAATTGATCTCTGTATCGAGACTTAATAGTTTCTTCAAAGTTTTCATCGAGACTAAAATTAACGTAAAACTCCATACCTTGAAGATACTGATTAATCAGTTTATTCATAGTAGGAAGATACTTCCTTATTATTCTAGTCTTAATTCCATTATCTTTCAACAACTGAGAGGCAACACTTAATACATCTTTATCTTTTTTAGATTCAGATAATTGAAAATTTAATTCTTTTTTATCGCCAACTAAGTTTTCTAGTTTAAAGTATGCTTCTTTTTTATCTGCACCCTCAGACTCCAAGTCCTTAATCTCTATGTCAACTTCACCGATACTTTTACGAATTTGATTTACTTTAAAGTTTGCTTGAGAAATTATACTATTGCTATTAGTAATTTCTCCAGAGAGTTCATTTAATTTAGTAAAACGAGTTTCTTCCTCACCAATAGCAGAAAGAATTTCGTTGTAACCAATACTCATTTCATCTATTTTATTTTTACCAGAAGTGAGTTTATCTGTTCTGAGTTGATCAGAAATGTCTTGAGTACATGTAGGACAGACATGATTCTTCTCAAAGAACTCATGCTCCTTTTGGCATGTTTGTAATTTAGAACTTAATTTAATAAGAAAAGTATTTAACTTTTTAAGTTTATCAGATGATGAAGAGTACTCAGTAATTTGTTCTTTGATATTTTCAATATCTTTATTTGTTTTTTCAATAAGAAGATATTGAGAATTCTCACTATTAACCAAGTCTACAATCTTTTCTTCTTTTTTAACTATGTCTGCTTTATTTTTCTTGTCCAGTTCTACAAGATAATTTTTTTGTAATTCAATTTTCTCGTTAAGAAGATCTAATTGATAATCAAACTCTTTTAATTCATCTCTGTTCTCTCTAATTTTATCTTTAAGAACTACGTTCATCGTAGAAAAAATTTGTATGTCCAGAATATCTTCAATAATTTCACGACGTTGAACAACAGGTAAACGCATGAATGGAACAAACGTCGATGAACCAAGCACCACTATCTGGGTGAATGATTTGTAATTCATCTTGAGTATATTTTGCTCAAGATTTTTCTGTTGATCTACTGTTGTACTCTCTTGATTCCACAATTGATCGTTACAATAGACTTCAAACACATTAGGTTTGATACCACGAATAACTTTATAATCGTTTTTACCAATACTAAATTCAATCTCAGTTAGACAATCCTTTTCATTGATACTATTAACAAGCATCGGTTTGTTAATTTTACGAAAAGGTTTTCCAAATAAAGAAAAAGTAAGAGCATCCAAGATGGTGCTCTTACCTGCTCCGTTTTCTCCAACGATTAAATTTGTTTTGTTCTTACAAATATCAACTTCGGTAAAATTATTTCCTGTAGACAAGAAATTCTTCCATCGAATTTTTTTAAAACTGATCATGCGGTAATCTTTTCGGGGGAATCAAGAGATCATCTGAAGTGATTATAGCATATTTTTGTTCTCTTTCAATACATGCCATACATATTGTTGTCTTTTCTACTTCAGTAACATTCAAAGGCAACTTTTTTTCTGAGATATCATCCATCATAATATTATATCGATCTGCATCATCATACTCCTCAAAGATTGGTATAACTTGCTCACCATAATCATTGATTACAGTAAAGACTCCAGTTTCTTTTCCTTTAAGAGTAAGAATATACATTATGATATCTCGCAACTTTCAATATATAGAGACTTCATTAGATTCTTAAGATCTGATTTACTTACGGACATTTCTACCTCATCAATATATTCACTGAGAAGTGTCATGGTATCTTTGATCTCAACATCAACAGAAGAATTTTCTAAATCTTCATCGATAAGAGTTTCCGCGATCTTTACATCATGGACACCTACATTGTAAAGACGATCAACCAATGTCTCGAACATGTGGTAATCAGTTTTGTTTTCGACGATAACTTTAATGAACTTGTTTTTATAACTAGACACATCTTGTTTGTTGTAGTCCACACTGGTGTCGTCATAGAAGATCTTCTCAAAGATTTCGTATGGATTTGCGACAAACTTAAGTCGATCACTTTCAGTATCGTAGATATGGAATCCGCGAGCGTCTTTATAATCATTCCAAAACATCTGATAAGGATTGCCTAGGTACTGGACGTTACCCTTTTTAGATTTATGGTGATAGTGTCCAGACCACACACGTTTGAAACGATGGAATAAACTAGCATCCATACCATGATCCATTTTCATGCCTGGTGTAATCTCAAACCCAGAAAGTTCTAGATGTCCACAAATATTGTCTGCTTCACTAGTCTCAAGTAAGTTTAGAATCTCTTCTTGATTCTCTCTATTAATCCAAGGGAGCATCAGGAATTTCTTAGTACCAAGTTTTAAATGCTTAGGTTCAGAATAGATCTTGATATTATCATACTGCTTAAGAAGTAACTCTGGTGAGTTAATCTTATTAGTGTTCTTGTAGTACACACAATGATTGCCGAGCAGCATGTGTATATCATAATTTTTTAATCTATCGAAATAATTAGTCGTAACTCGATTACATACATTGTAATCCATAGACTTTCGGTTATCAAAAGTGTCGCCAAGGTCAATGATCGTTGAGATACCTTCCTTCTCAAGAGTTGGGAAAAAAATATCATCATAAAATTGTTGCCAGTAGTTCCAGAACGCTAAAGAACCTTTACGTCCATCTAGATGTTGGTCAGTGATTAACGCAATTTTCAAAGTTTAACACCCATAGCAGCAGAAGTAACAAAGGAATAATCATCTAGTGTCCCATCTTGTAGACACTTGAGATGCCATCTAGTCATAGTAATGACTCCATCTTCAGTAGCACCAGTAATAAAGTTAGCACCATAAGGATTTCTCAATACACTGGTGTACAGACCAAACATAGTTTTCTTAACATAGAAAGTATCGTCAATCCATACCTGACCTTCAGGAATATTTTTTTCAATAGTAGGATTAGATCCTAGACTAGTTGCTAATGTAGATGTCATCGGTTCATTCTTGTTTCAATATTTTCTTTGATGCTACCCATGTCTGAATAAGAAGCATTCATTCCTGCCATGTCACCCTCATACTTATCTGTATGCATAATTTCTTGGTGACCTGAACGTTCTAGAATCTTTCCCTTAATCTCTAATTGCTTCTTCTCCTTCTGTATGCGTCTCAGGAAGGCGTAATAGATAATCTGGGTGAAGTATGCAAAAGGATTAGAACTCTTCTCTGGGTCGAAGTTATCGATGTATTGTAGGCAGTTCTCAATGCCATCACAGATCATGTCCTCACGGAACATGTAGTTAACAAAGTTAGGTTTGTATGACAAGTGTGTAGCAATTTTTAAAAAGCATTCACCTATGTAATTTGTGACCCTTGGTCTTGGTTTCTCTTGTTCTTTTGCCAGGATAACTTTATTACGATACTCAGTAATAGCAGCAAGAAACTCTTTGTTATTTACATAGTACTCTTTGTTTTTGGTCCTTGTCATTTTACTTTTTTATTCTTGATACTAGTATACTCGATTGAAGACATTTTGTCAACCTGACCAAGGGGCTTGACAAAACCTCAGAAACTCAGTACAATAACTCTGTAAGGGTTCAAAAGATAACTGTATCTATTAGCTTCTCTTGAATAAAGATTCTAGATTTTTTTTGACTTCATCTACACTACCCACATAACCATTGTTTTTTAGTTTATTGGGTTTTACATTAATTTCATCATGATCATCATCTTCTTCAGTATCTTCTATATTACTAATGTAAAAGTTCTTTATTCTTTCATCTAGTTCTGACATTGTAACTACTTGATCCATCTTGATAATGAAGATATCATCATAAGATGATCTAATCCATTCTTTTAAAATAAAACCATCAACATTCTTTCCACGTTTATTTTTCTTATAGTTTTCAACAACCATAGGATTTTCTACTAGTAAAGAATCTTCTTCAGGTAAATAACATACCTTTGCTACAAGTTCTTCACCAGTAGATAATTTTATTGTTGTATAAAATTCTTCTTCCATATTACTTTCTTAGATCTATTTTTACTTTTTCATATTTAAAATTCTCTTCTTGATAGATCTTCACTCGTTCGTATAGATGTCTTAAAGTGTAATTAGATCTTGTTTCGTTAGAGATGTCATCAGCAATATCATAAAGTGTTGCGATGTCTTTACCTTCTCCCTTCCTCAGGACTCTACCAATTGATTGTAGGTTACGAACTCTTGACTTGGAAGGTGATGCGAAAATAATATTGTGTAATCGTTTGATGTTAATACCAGTAGAGAAAGTTCCGTAAGAAGCAATAATAATTGCATTGCTTTCCTTCTCAGCAATTTCTCGAACTTCTTCTCTGGAATCTACATCAACTGAACCATGGACGAAGAATACTTTTCTATCGTCCTCTACCACATTATTTATCATTTCATAAAGTGGTTCACCATGCTTCTCGACATAGTTGAATAGAACCAATGTATTGCCATCTAAATCTTTAACTAGATTTTTGATGAGGTTGTTTCTCTTTTGACATGTAACGATATACTCCATCTCTGCATGGTAGTCTTCAAAGAACTGGTACTCATGCTTACACATAAGGATCTTGATTCTCAAATTAGATAAGTATCCTTTCTTAATTAGATCATCAGTCTTGGTAACCTTCTCACAGGCACCGAAGAGACCCTCCAGTACCCACTTATGAGTCTTGCTACCATCTAGTGTACCTGTAAACCCAAAGCGGTACTTAGCGTTGTGTAACTTGGTCATGATGCCTGTCAGACTCTTCGACTTAAATAGATGTGCTTCATCACCGATAACACACTCAATGTCATCAAAGTATCTTTTTGGGAATTTATAGATTGATTGCCAAGTTGAAATAACAACTGGTTTATCCGTATTTTTATCTTTGCCCGAATAAATGGTGTGACAATAGTCTTCGGCATTCCATCCATAGTCTTTAAAATCTTTTACCATCTGTTCTACTAGAGATGTAGTAGGAACAATTAATAGAATTTTTTTCTGTGTTGCGACATAGTATCTAACGATACTGTAGATCATTAATGACTTACCAGATCCTGTAGGGGATACAAATAATCCTCTATTGTTTTTTAGTGCTTGATAAACTGTACTATATTGATAATCTCTAGGTTGATACTTAGAGATCTTATCCATAAAAACTTTTACACCACCACGGGATACAAAATTATTAGATTCCTGTGCGTCACCATACCATTCATTTTCTTCATACGAGATACTATATTTTTTTTCTGATGCCCATACTTTAAGGTGATTTAATAACCCACCATAAAGTTCACCTGTACCTGGAGAGTACAAGCGAATCATTCCATCCCAATACCTAAATCTAGGTTGTCGTTTTAAAAATTTTGCTTCTGGTAATTCAAAAGAAAAGTAATCCGAAAGTTCGTGATGAATGTGAGGTTCTGACCTGAGAGTAAGGTAAACCTCGTTCTTTTTTTTAATTACAATGTCGGACATTAGTTTCCATTAATAAATCGCTCCCATTCAATAGCGTTTTTCACATGATAATTGCGAGCAGAGACTTGCTTTAGTACATGATCAAGATAATTGAGCATCATATCAATGTACTTAACTTTTGCTTCAATGTTAATGACTTCCTCATCAGCATCGAGATAGACTCTCATCTTTTCACTTGTTTTAATACTAGACCCAAAAGGTTTTTCGGCATAAGTTTTAGCATCTGCTTCACCGCCGTAATACTCTCGTTTTTCCTTTATAGTTTTTCTCAGTTCAAATTCTAGACTAGTCTTTACCTGTGAAAGATCCGTGTAATGGTTTAAGTATTTATTATGCAAGAAAGGGATCTCCATGGAGATCTTTCCTAGGTCGGTAGTATATTGTTTGTTACGAAATTCATGTTCAACGTAACTATCTTCTTTCCAATCAGTTTTTATACGTTCAAAAAGATTATGTAGTTTCTCAAAATTCATGTAATATTGTTAATGTTAAACTCAGTATACTTGAAGGTTGCCTGTGCTGTAAAGTACTCTTGATCAGATTGAGTAGCATCGAATGTTAATCCGGTAAGTGATACTGGAAACAAACGCTCGAAGTTAATAGCGTGAGATATATTATAGTGTGATGATGTGATAAACAACTGCCCTTGAGAGAATTCTATCTCATCGCTAGAATGCCCCTCAGACCCTCCGTTTTTTCTAATCCAGTTATGTATGCTTTTATAGTTTATGAGGTCTTCATCGACTATAAACTGCAGATTGAGGTCACCATAAGTAACACCACCACCAGGAGTTACTGGAAAATTTCTAAAGCGTGTCGCCACTTCAGTGAATGGCATTTGAATTTCAGGGATGCCTGCCGATTGGCAGAAAAAATCTACCCCTGAAAAGATTTCCAATTTTAATTGGAATCCTAACGGAGATAGATAATTTCTATTTGTTGGTTGTTCTTTATACCAATTAGCAGCCATAGTATGTCAGCTCCCAAGCAATACTATTTAGTCAGTCAGTCCAATCTTCAATTTCATAAAGGGGACAAGGTTCTTCCATCAGTAAATCATTTTTTACTTTAGCAATTCTTTCTTTGAGGTGCTGATTATCATCAAGCAAATCGTCAATAAAATCTAGATCTTTCATTGTCTGTATTCTTGTAATACTTTAAGGACTTCATTATAGGCATAATGAGCACCGTCTGTCCATTGTCCAGTTTTAGATGTATGCTTACTGCTTTCGTAAAGTTCTGTCTTCAATTTATATAGTCTTGCCAACATATCAACTTTCAGCATTGTGCTTCTAGGCATGGTTCATATTCATATTACATCTATTTAATAAAAAAGGGGACCCCGTTGGGATCCCCTGACAATCTATGTGAATTGGATCACATGAGGTTCGTAACTTGTACTCTTCTGTAGTACATGTTGGTGTTGGCGGTGAGAGTCTCTCCGTCAGGTGTTCCGTTGTACAATCCGTTAGTGGTAACGAAAGGATTGCTGACCATGCCGTAACGAGTCTTGAAACCAATTTTTGGTTGGAAGTTGTTAGGATCGATCGAGCGAACCATTTGAAGGGGAACGTATGGGCAGTAGAATAGTCCTGCGTCATAAGGTGAGGTTCCCTTGTAACCTACGACATAGTAGTGCTTGTCGCTAAGGTTAGCAGAGTAAGGATCAACATAGACCTTGATGCGACCATTGATGGTGCCAACAGCGAGGTTACCAGTGTCATCAACTTCACCGATGGAAGGACCACCAGCACCGCTGAGTCCGCTGCTGTAGTCAAGTACGCCTGCCATTGCAAGTGCAGAAGCAACGTCAGCAGAACAGATCAGGAAGTTGCCCTTTCCTCTACGAGTGTCTTGTGCAATTGCATTGCAGTCGCGCTCGATTTGGAAAAGAAGTCCTTTGAATTTCTCAACGGACCAACGACCATTGCTGTCAACGTCAAGGTCAAAGATACCAGCGTTAGCAACGTTGTTTGCAGCACCAGGCTTAGCAACGCTGTATACGCGACGGACGACTTCGCGGTTGATTTCTGCAAGGACTTCGCTAGACAAGATGTTAGCAAGTTCCTGCTCAGCATCAAGACCATGAATTGCCTTAAGGTCTTGTGCCAGTTCCAAGGTGTATTCTGCTTTCAAAGCTCTGGACTTAGCAGTCACAGAAGTCTTCTCAATGCTGAATGACATCTCGCGGAAGAGTTTGCCAGCATCGCCAGCTTGCTCTAGGTTCTCGCGAGAGAATCCTTGGGGAACCTCGTAGGTGCCAGGTGAAGAATCGTTGAGGAGAGCAGGGTTGTTACCTTCTGCGTCGCCACCAACACCAGCGCCCGTTCTAGGGGTGTAAGCACCAGCACTAGCGTCGAGACCAGCAGTGAAGCCAGCGTCGGGCTCGTTGAACAATGCTTCTTCGCCGCCTTGGTTCTCGTAGCGTGAACGCATTGCGAAGATGAGTCCAGTAGGACCGCTCATGGGTTGAACGCCACAAACGTCATATGCCATCAAGTTAGGCATTGCGCGGCGAACAAGACTGATCAGTACAGGGTCGAAACCTGCCAAACCAGCAGTGTTAGCAGATCCGAGTGCCGAACCACCGGGGGAGATGGTGCCAGCGCCGAGGCTGTTGACTGCTACTTCATTAAGCATTCCACGCTCTTCGCGTAGGAAGCGTTCTTGGTTTTCCAGGAGGACGGAGGTCACTGCCTTCTTGTAACGATCAGCAATAGGATTTGCCATTTCGTTATTGAGAACAGGTGACCACTTTTCCTGGAGATGTTCTGCGTTAAACATTTTGTCTCCGAATTTTTTAATAGGAATTGTGGATAGAATTATTTAGTGAATCACTGATTCCAGCGGTTCATTGCATTAATGTATTGCGCCATTGCAGGCGAAACATCATCAGTGCTACCTTCTACTGGGGTTTCATCAGCAACGTCTGCTTTGATAACCGACTCCTTAATGAAGTACGATTCTTTGATAGTGTTGAGTTTCTTAGAAAATTCTTCTTCAGTTGTAAACTCTACTCCATCTGCAAGAGATGCTAACTTTTCTTTCTGAGTATCGGCAAGTCCTTCGGAAACTACGTTTACGATTACTTGCTTACTGGACTCATTAAGACGATTTTGAAGTTCAATATTGCGCTTAACCTGTTCGTCAAGACGCTCCTCCATTTTACAAAGGTCTTCAGTTACTCCTTCGAGAACGTCTACTTTCTCATCGGGAATACTGATGTAGTGCTCTTCAAAGAGATTCTTCAGACCTACAATGAAGTCCTCGGTAATCTCATTTCTGATGCCACGATCAACAGATACTTGATTTTCTTCAAGCCACTTGGTGACCGCATAGTTCATGGTTCCGTTAACGTCTTCAGCAAGTTCTTTCTTAGAAAGTTCTACTGCTTCATTAACTTGTGCTGCAAAACCTTCTTCTAGTTTCGCCCACTCTTCGTTGAGGCGAGAAGTTACAGCAGCTTCAAAGATTGTTTTTGCCTTATCAGCAAATTCTTCTGAGAGCTCGGTGCCTTCAGTTAGTGCAGCAACGTCTGCACTCATGTCTACCGATTCAAACTTGGGTTTGATCGGATAAGTTACGCTTCCACCCATCTTAGTTCCATAAGCAATTTCTGCGCCGAAAGAAGGAGCAGTGCCATTGGGAAGATCGGTGTTGCTAGCGCCACGATTAGGTTCGCCAGAAACGCCACCCGAAATAGGAGCAGCTGCCTTAGCACCTGGATTCTCATCTCCATCCTCATCATGTTCGTGAGGAGTGGTGGTTACACTGTTGACTTCTTGTGGTGCTGCCTGACCAATAGCAACTCCTGGTTGAATAGGTGCAGCATGACCAGTAGCACCTTCTCCAGCAGATGCTTTCGCATTTACTGCAGTGTTTGATTGTCCTGTAGCAGCAGCATCGCCAGGGAGCACAGCAGCAGTCACTGTTGGCATTGGATCTTGTCCTGCCTCAGCGAGGACAGATGCATGCTCAGTGGCAAACTCCCCAAACTTTTCGTTAAGCATATCTGACATTTGAGTTTTCCCGTGTACGTTATTTTTATCTATGTTTATTTATTGATTTATTAATTTAGAGTGCGGAAATGAAACGCTCAAATGCTTTGAGTGTCGCTTCCTCTAATTCCAATCTATTAGAAGAGTCTAAAGATGTTTTAATTTCTTGGATATGCTTCTCCTTAAGGAGACCATTATCCCAGACCCATTCTTTACCTTCCATAATACCATTAACAAATGCATCAGGCGCGGAAGGATCTGCAACGATATCTGCTGCAGTAGCAAGCATGAAATCGTCCATTACATAAGAAGCACTTTCTTGGCGATCGATGCTTCCCATGCCTCTAGAAGAAACTCCTAGTTTAACTCCTTCACCAAGAAGAGATTTCGCAATATTACCCATTGGGGTATCAAGAATTTGCGCTTTGCCAATGAAGTTAGATCCTTCTGCTTTAAGTGATGTGATTCTATGTGAAACACGATCAAGATTTACAGTAGGACCATCGGGGTGTCCGAGTTCTCCTAGAGCACGTCCCTTAGTAACATACTCTTCATTGTAACGACCTACTTCTTTTTCCAATACGGAAAAAGGGTAGATCCTGCCGTTGCGATTCTTAATTTCTGATTGCAAGAAAACACCTTCGATATACAGGTGCTTTTTGCCATCCTTCTCTTCGGAAAGAATCTGGATATCTTCGATGTTTTCTGTGATTAATCTCATTCTTCTTCTGGTGATGGTTCGTCAAAGAAAGTATTTGCCACTACTTTTTTGTAGTCGTCCATATTCTGAGATGCTTTCGCATACAGAATGTCGGAGATTTTATCAAGAGCATCAGCTCTTTTTTTATCTCCGATCATATTAACAATGTCCAATACTTCGGACTCTAATGGTGGTTGATCACTCATAATTAATTATTAAGTATAAACTATTTATTAGAATTATTATTTTGTTTTGGTGGAGCGGACTTTAACTTCTTAATTTCTCGCTCTGCCGCAGCATCTGCTTCCGCAGATTGTAGTTCAGGTTGGAATGCTTTATTCTGTTGTTCCATGTCTGTGAGCATGTTAACTTGAACAGGATCAATAGCAAGACCACTCTCAATATCAACTTTCATCTGCTTGTCAATTTCCTTATACTCCATCTCAGTTTGCTTGAGAATATGGCGACGGATGTATTCAGTAGAGAAATACTTACCAACAAAAGGATCCATTTGTGTTACAAGAGTGATGCGTTGCATCTGCATCTCTTGTTCCTTAAGTTCATTGAAATGATTATCAAACAGGAAGTCATATTGGATATGCTCTTCCATGTCATCCCAATCTTCAGGTGTAATTACACCCTTCAGAATCAATTGTGTCTTAAGAATATCATGAAATAATTGAGCAAAACGCTTGCGTAAGCGACCAATGAACTTAGTAAACTTCAGTTCGTCACGCAAGATCTCAGTAGATTTACCAAGATTAAAAGCTTTATTGTCGTCAGTGAGACGAGAAGGAGGCAGATTAAGAGAGTTGTATAATTTCTTCTTAAAATACTCCACATCCTTGAGTTCTCCAAGATTTTGTCCTCCGGGGAGAGTAGTTATTTCAGTACCACGTCCACCCTCTCTACGAGGTAACCAGAAATCTTCTAGCATACTCATGTGTTTTTTATCATCACGAATCTCACCAGTTTGTGCATCATACACAAGTTTGTTACGATAACGTGCCATGACATCACGAAGATATTGTTCTGCCTTTACTTTAGGCAAATTACCAACATCAATGTAGAAAATTCTACGTTCAGGTGCGCGAGACAATCTGTAAATAACCAGAGAGTCTTCGATCATTCTTAATTGATTGAGTGACTTAATTGCTTTATGTAAGAAACTCAATCCCATTTTCTTGTTGAGATCCATCAATCCAGAAGTTGATTGTGCAATAGCATCTGCAGCAATCTTAACACCTTCTGAATTTGTCCAATCCATCGCTCCAGTAACGGATGGAGTTGAACCAGCAAATCCTTTGGGATTGTAAATATAAAATTCTATATAATCGCCATAGTCATATGCAAGTGCAGATCCTTTCTCCGCTTCAACTTTATTAGGATCTGTTGCTTTTAACTTATGTCTTACTTTTCTAATTTTAAGAGTATCAATATAACGAAGTTCTAGAATTCCTTTCTTGGGAGCATCCAAATCAATTACTTTGTGGTAATGACACTTACCATCTACATACCAATTTCTAATAATTTCATGTGCATTAATATTGAAATCCATCATGCGTAAGATGTGATCAAACTCATCACGCATTTTTCTTTTGACACCTGCACCAATTTCAAGATTTTGTAGATTAATTTCTACAGGTTTATCATCACCATCATTAACAACAAACTCATTTACAATTTCATCGATAGCAGAATCGCATTCTGGATGCAATGACATATCACGATATCTACGAATGAGTTCATACTCATTTCGTGAATTTTGACCACCAGATGTATCAACATATGTACCAAAATATCCGCCAGCAACAGTGCTAACGGATGCCTCATTATTAGGAGGGACGGGGGATTGCCCCGTTTGTCCCTCCTTTTTATTGATCATAAAACCAAATAGTTGACTCATCAGTTAAAAATAAATCTTTTCCTAGATCTATTTATCAACCTTGGACTAAGCGAGAATCGCCAACACCTTGCTTGACGCCAGATGCTCCATTCTGTGTTTCACCCGAAACAACATTCCAATATGTGTATTGGAACTCAACTGTGAATTCTTCAATCTGATCATTGCTGTCGTAAGCAAGATCAATCTGAGAAACATTAGTTGGGAATGCATAGTGTAGATTGTACTGACGTAGAACTTCGCCAGACTCAGAAGCATTCTTTTCAAGTTGCTTAACTTTGAGCAATCTTGAATAACCATCTGTTTCGGATGGTGTGAATAGAGGAGCGTTGTTTGCTTCGTGACTATTGATTGTTGCCAACCACTGCTCAAAGTAAGCGCGGATCTTCATTTCCTTATCGTTAGTGAAGGTTGCAGTCCATGTATCGAAGGTGCGATCACCAGCGATTTTAACTGTTCTTCCACGGAAAGGAACTTCGATTACACCCAAATTTGATGCAGGGAGAGCAGCAGACTTGCAAAGCAAATTGATCATGTCAGCATCTCCACCAGCTCCTTCTACTTCAGTAGGAAAAGCGATATCAACGATGAACATATTGGGCTTTACGCCCTGACCAATTTCTTGAATAAAATTGCTTAATTTAGTTGCCATTTGTTTCTTTTAACCTCGATTGATGTTTGTGATGGGTTTTAATAATCAACGACCTACAACTTCACTGAAGGAAACTCCAGTCTTAGTAGCGGTAAATGTAACTGTAATGAAGTTAATCGAACGAGTTGGTTTTACATAAATTTCAGCAACGAATTCGTTACGATCAATAACGTCAGGAGTGTTGTTTGATTCATCACAAACAACTAGATAATCAGTAACACCTCTTCTTGCCTGAACTTCAGATAGATATGAATTCAATGCACTAGCAAAACCAGATCTGGTAGTAGCATCATTGAGTTCAAACAGAACTCCTTCAGCAAGAACACGAGCTCTCTTCTCAAGGTTGAGGAAGAGACGGCGAACGTTGATACGATCGAATGCAGAAGGTGCTGCAAGTGCAGTCTTATCACCAAACAATACTGTTCCTTGACCTTTCAAGGAAGTAACTGGGTTGATGCGTGATTGATAAAGTTCGTCTCTATCTGCTTTGTTAGGATTGTATGCCATCTTAACAGCGTTAAGAATGCCACCACGATTCAAACCAGCAGGTGAATACCAGTCTTCTTGAACGTTAGATGTTTGAACGCATAGACCAGCAATGTCTCCGTTACATGGGATGTAACGATACTTGTCGCTGAAGCGATCATAAACATACTTGTATCCACTATCAAAGACTGCATAAGATGTAGATGCAAGACCATCAAAGAAAGCAATTGTGTTTTCTTTTTGCTGAATTGATGTTAGAGCAGTGTTACCACTTGATGCAATTTGATTTGCTTTGTGTGGGGATACAAAAGCGACACAATCTTTGCGACCATCAGCAATAGCAAGAACTTTAGTTGCTTTTGCTTTAGTGTCAGTTTCAGATGCCATTGAACCGCCCATCAGGACGAAATCAATATCAGTTTCTTCGGTGTCTAAGAACAGATCCATCGCACCCTGGAATTCTCCAGTTGTGTAAAGGTAATCATCTGCTCCATTTTCCAGTTGATCCTCAAAAGAACCTACTCTTGCAACAGCGCCAGTTACATCGGTGGTTGCTTGATCCCATGCTTCACCAGTCATGTTTGCATCAGTTGTTGGTGATGTACCAACAAACATGAATTTAGAGAAAGTATTAACTACACTCTTGTAGTAAATATTTGCATTTTCATCGCTAGTAGCATCAGTAATTTTAGAAAGATATGTAAATCTTTCTAAAATCGTGTTAGCAGATCCACTAATTTCTCCAGTGGTATCAATTACCGCGAAGTGAACAGCGTCATCAGAAGCGCCATTGTCTAATGCATGTTGAGTAGAACCAGGACGAGGACCAATTGCACTTAGTTTGATTCCCGTGGATCCAATAGTTGTATTGAGATACCAATCTTTTACTGATTCAAGTGCGATGGTGGATCCACCATCTGTAAATGTGCTAGAGGTTGTTATAGGTGCACTTGTCGTAATAACTAAAGCAGATTGAGATCCTGAAATAACTGTACCGGTAACACCACCACTAAATGCAATGGCATCGCCACGACCAACAGTTGCTGTACTAGGTGCTGACGCAAGATCGATGATATAGTCAGGACCTTTGTCAACGATGACGCCTAGTAATGAGTTACCCCAAGTACCAGCAGATCTGGCAGCAAACTGCTCAGAAGTTCCAGCACCAGCCAACCAATCTTCTTCAGTAGCAATTTTGATTCCTGCTACTCCAGTGGTTGCGTTCAGTACTCCACCATCTGTACGCACAACGGCGAGTCTTCCACCATAATTTAAGAATTCGGATGCTACTAACCAATCTTCAGCATTATTTTCGTTTGGTTGTCCAAACACACTGATTAGTTCTTTCTGTGAATTGATGTTAACGATCTGACCTACTGGTCCCTTAGCAAAAGATGAGGCATGAGCAGCACGAATCTGCAATACACCCGTCACGACAGCATTAGTAAGGTCACGCTCTTTAACTAAAATTCCAGGCGAGACTTGACTTGCCATATTTTTCTCCTTGGTGTGTCCAATTTTAATCTATTATTATTTAGATTTTTGAACTCTTCGAGTGGGGAAACAATGCATGAACCCTTTACCAGTCAGGATATATATCTTTTATTCTTGGGACTGGCCAGTATGGTATGTCTGGTTTATCTTTACTCTTTTTCCTAGATTCAATTACTCTTTTTATAGTGCAATCTTTGCATTCATATGAATATGAGGATTCTAGAGTTTGTGATTTTTTTCTAACCAAATAAAAATCATCTAATAAACTTTTACTTTTATTGCACGTTCTACACACTCTTTCTTTGAGCAATAAATTTTGTAGTTTAAATTGATCATCTAAATCCATCAGTAATTCCACATATACCCAACATCTTCCTGTGTATCTCCATACCACACAGCACCATCAGTAACGAATCCTTCATCTCCTTCTAATCCTGTAGTAATAAATCCGAATGGTGACATGTCTTGTTCAATTTGATTCTTTTGTTCATCGTAGATACGTTGACGAATATCATTGTCAGTCATTTCTTTGAAGTATTCCTGCTGAACCAACCAAGCAAAGATAACCATACACATCACCAAGTCATCATGGAATCCTTCATCAGCTTCAAAGGATTGTTTTTTCTGAATGAATGTAGTTAACTCATTAATAATGTCATAGTCATTAAAGATGAGTTTATCATCTTCTACAATTTGTTTAAGGTTCGCGCATCCAACTTTCTTAACTGTCACACTCATCTTGACTCCAAGTTGTGTCTTGTTACCTGAGAATCCCTGACCAACAATTTGCCCTGCACGTCCTCGCATAGCACACATAAGAACGTTAGGATATTCTAAATCGTAATTTAAAATAGATGCTACTCCATCTCCAACATCATTAACTTCACATAATACCCACGCATTATTATATGCTCTGGCAACATCGTTAATAACATTAGGGAACAACATAGGTTTAACTTCGTTGTTTCTATATTTTCCTACTATCCTGTAGGGAACTGTTGTAATGTCGAATATAATAAAAGCAGAATAGTCTCCACCAACACCGCGACTGACATCAACAGTAAGAAGGTATTCAGATTTGTCCTTTGGTTTCTCATATATGTCTAGTCCTTTATTTTGAGAGATTGGATCTTCAAATGCTAATGCTTTTAATTTTGATGCTGCAATTAAAGTATCAACAGATCCTAAAAATTCGCATTCAAATTCTTGTGTGAACTGACGTTGTGACGTGTTCTTAATTGTTTCTTCTTTCCACTTAGCGTCCCTACCAGGAACCTGTGACCAGTGTACTTCGTGATATGTGTAATCGTTTCTACCATTAACAGCATCCTGCCACATCTTATAGAAGTGGTTCATACCCTGTGGGGTAGAGATAATAATTACTTTTGTTGATTTACCAGAAGTGATAGTAGGATAAACAGAGGCAAAGAACGAGTCAGCAATGTGATTTGGGACGA